AATCTCCGCCGCAACGATAGCATCCGCCTCCTTGACAAGTTCCTCAATTGGAGCATCGGGCTTCTCACTCTTGAGCCGTTCCAGAACGTCCGCTGGGTGGCTAATAGGAGGTTCATCCGGCTTTGTGTAATACTTTGAGTTTTCATCACCCGGCTTAATATAGGGTGTATCTGTGTTCTCTAGTGGTTTCGCCATCATGTCACGCTTGCGCTCCTCGAATAGCTTGGCTGCCATCGACTGATTCTCGCGATACTTTGTCATGATTTCCTCTAGTTTATCATCGTTGTAGTGAACGTCCTCGATGTGGTCGCGGTCAGGAGGAATCAAAAGCCACTTGTACATATCAACCACATATATGTCGAATGTGGCATCCTCCTTCTGGAGTCGCTTAGCGTGAGAAGCAGCCTCGTCACGTGTTGGGAAAGCCCCTCGAATCTTGAGACCAAACTTATCATTCTTCTGGGGACAGTCTGGTCCGACGAGTGACATGCAGGCATAGAGCTGTCCAGGTACAGTTGTGTAATCTTGTTCAAGAGACCCCATTATATTAATACTACACTTGTAATCTTTAAATAAGGATAACAAACGTTAGTATGTTAAGTATGGAGGAGGTACGAAGACACCACAACAACATTAAGCGCGAACTTATCAAGAGGGTAACCCAGAAAAACAACTATGTTCTAGATGTTGGATGTGGTATGGGTGGTGATTTAAAAAAGTGGAAAAGCATTGGTGGTGTGAAGCTTTTTGCTTGTGATCCAGACAAGGATGCCCTGGCAGAAGCAAAAAACCGTTCAGAAACCATAGGTATTAAAGTTAGTTTATACCCCGGTGACATAACCAATGTTCAATTACCAGCACAAACATTTGATGTTATTTGTTATAATTTTTCAATTCAATATTGTTTTGAAAGTGAAAAACTTTTTCATTTGACACTAGATTATATAGTACATCATCTAAAGGTTGGCGGAAAACTTTTCGGGTGTGTACCCGATTCGGACATGATTATCATGAACACCCCATACACAGACCCACACGGCAATTTTTTCACTCGAAAGCCAACAACTGGTATGGGTAACTTTGGAGAAAAGGTTTATGTACAGTTGGTAGACACACCCTATTATGCAGATGGTCCCAAACCAGAACCTATTGCATACAAAGATATTCTTGTCACATTTTTAGAATCAAGGGGTATAATGCTTATGGAATGGAAACCAATGGGTAACAGTGGACTCACGAAGATGTACAGTCAGTTTATTTTTGTTAGATACAATTAAGAATGTTAGTATTTATTTTACTCTTTTTGATAAATGTGTGGTCACTGAGTACACTTAAACAACCAGAAAACCTTAAAGAATTAAAGAGTAGATATGACGTGTTTTTAAAAAATACACCCAAAGAGTGGCCCGAATTAAAACGAAGGTCTATAATCACTGGATTTTATAACAAGAACAAGGAATTGGGTTATAACATAAACAAAGGTGAGGAAATTGGGGTGTGTATGGGTGGAACCGCCAACCAAATGATGCACGTGCTCATACACGAGCTTGCACACACCACGGTTGAAGAATATGACCACTCACCTCAATTTTGGAAAAACTATTCTAAATTGAAACAGTATTGTGTAGATTTGGGAGTGTACCAGGAGATCCCAGAAAGCACCAAATTCTGTGGAAAATATATTCGTGACTAATAATAAATGACTGGAACACACACCGCTTTATCAGCGCTTATACCCGCGACTCTTTTGTGGACTATAATTTTAACCTTCCCACTCCTCTTATGGTACATTGATTCTGCTTATTTCAGAATATTTGTATACATGCTGTATCCGGTTGCAGTTGGCATGATATCCAGAACTGGAACGTTCTGGGTATCCATGGATAAAATTGCAATGATTAGCATTCTTACTTTCACCTTTGGATTTTTACTACTCTTGAACAAGGGTAATAAAGAAGCCCTAAAGAAACCAAAAGAACACAAACTTCGGTCTGCACTTTTGTTTAGTATTTTGACTATTTTATTTATAGCTATGCTCTATGTTTTTGGTACTCAAACATACCTATACAACCCTCTCAATTTCAAAACTACATGAAAAATCGTTTACCAAAGTAGAATAGAAGTGCAGCCACAAGACCTGTAACCGCAACAGCGAACATACCCTGGGGGTCTGAACCCACCTGAGGAATCATACTCGCGAGCTTCTCCTGAACCATCTTGGATGAAGCGATGGCAGCCGCCACACCGACGAGCAGAGCAGTCATCTGTTCATCAGTGAGGTTCATGGGGTTTTGCTTGGCGGGGGGTGCCTGATGAGAGGGGGCGTGCTGAGTTACAGGCACCTGATACTGCTGAGCGGGAGGAGAACCCATCTGAGACTGAGTATCCCAATCCGCTGGCCCGGACATGACATCGTTAATCGGAGTAGAGTCCATCTTTATTGTTTTATTAACATTTTTTTCTAATGGTTTTTCTTCCGCAGGTGAAAGTTGATCAATTGGGGTAGAACCATCCAACTCATCAGATAGATCCATCTTTTCTATGTTATCCATTATTAGTTCATATAGGTTTTATTACCTCCCCTTAGACGCAAAACGAGATGAAGGGTTGACTCCTTTTGGATGTTGTAATCAGACAATGTGCGTCCATCTTCCAACTGCTTTCCTGCAAAAATGAGACGTTGTTGGTCGGGTGGGATACCCTCCTTGTCCTGAATCTTGGCCTTCACGTTATCGATGGTATCACTAGACTCAACATCCAGAGTGATCGTCTTTCCGGTAAGGGTCTTCACAAAGATTTGCATCCTTTACTGATTTACTATAGAGTGATTTTTTTATCTAGGTTACATTAAAGATGGGTGGTAAAAGCTCTAAATCAGCGTACGTAAACGAAAGTTTTGGTTTTAATGAGAATACAAGAAAAAAGATGGGGGAGTTCAATAAGCTCAAGAATGCGGCCAAGAAATATATTAAAAGGGTACAATCTAACACAAAACAATTCAAAGATCCCACTTTAGCTACTGAAAGACTTAAAAATACAAATAACTTTAAAACATACAAAGAATATAGTGAAAAAATACCAGGGGCACAGATGGAAAATAAATATCCTTATGGACCCAAAACAACCATAAAAAATTTCTGGAATCATTATACTGAAAGTTGGGAGAAAAATGAGGTATATACCAACAAGTTTGAAACCTGGAGACAACTTCAACACAAAAATCCAAATTACAAATCCAGAGAAGACTTGCTACGTAATTTGAATAAGAAGTACAAAAACATAAGCGGTCTAGATAGAAATATCTTGTTTTATATTTACAAGAATCCAAATTCCAACGCTAGCTCTTTTTTGAGACGGTAATTGCAGTTTTCTTCTTAACCTTGTTGGGGTCTCCTTGGTTGGTATGTTCGTGTTTGGGATTAAAGTTTTTCCTGTGACATTGCCAAAATTGGGGTGACCCAACCTTGAATCCACTCCTTACCTTTGCTTTGTACCAAAATACACAATCCTGTATTCTATTACTCTTTGATGTATTATCTAAAACCAAACATTCGTAGTTTTCTGTGCACGCATTCATGACCTGGTTAAACATATCAAACGTTGGAAAAATACCAAAGAATGCCTTGTAGAGCTTTTCTCTGTTCTGGATGACATTCTCTCTTAAAATAAAAACATAGTCTACATTTGCTCTTAGGTCTGGTGTTAGATCCATGCAGTACTGCATGGTTAACATGAAAAATAGTTTCCAGTGTCTACCATTCATAAAACATTGTCTAATGCATGTATCCTTCATAAACTTTCTATCATACATGCAGTCATCTAACAACAAAAAGGCCCCAGGTGGGTTTGGGGCGCCCATACCTATGATTTTCTTTTGTCGTTCCAGAACCCGTTCAATGGCTTCCCTGTCATAATCACCATATATAAACAATTCTGGTACAAACTGTCCGTAGTGGTGATTGCCCTCTTCTGTTGCTGACATGACTATACCAGCTGGTATATGTTTTTTATGATACATTATGTCTGTGACCAATGTTGATTTACCAGTACCTCTCTTCCCAATAAAAACACAAACTTTGTCATCTGGCATGTTCATAGGATTGAACTTCTTAAGTTGTACGTTCATAACTATTACTTATGTGGATTTATTTGTTGACTTTTTTTCACAGTTGATAGTAGAATGACCGGTGGTCGTGTTCAGTTAGCCACTACAGGATTGCAGGATGTATTTTTAAGCGGTGATCCAGACATAACATATTTTCAACAAGTTTACAAAAAGCACAGCAAGTTTGCCTTGGAAACTATAGACAATGTGTTTCATAACAAATCTGTAAACTTTGGTGATATTATACGTGCTAGAGTTGAACGAAGAGGGGATTTGATAAGAAACATTTATTTTAGAATTGAATTATCTGAAATAGACCCAAGTACAATTACTTACACAAACTCTATAGGGAATGCTATCATTGAGTACGCCGACCTGATTATAGGTGGTCAGGTGGTTCAGCGCATAAATGGAGAGTACATGGAAATATTCAACCAGATGTTCATAGACGAATCACAACAGTTTGGTTTGTCTATAACAACCGGAACAACTCCCTCCAGAACCGGTTTGTTGGGATTTCCAACATTTCGAACCTTTTATATGAATCTTCCCTTTTATTTTAGAAGAGATGATTCGCTATCGATTCCCTTATGTGCACTGACTTTACAGGAAGTTGAAGTTGAAATTAAACTCAGACCTCTCAGTGAAATTGTGGTACAAGATGCAGCGGGTGTACCCAACCCCCTGAGTGCCAGTATATTAAAAGTTAGCATGCCAGTGGAGTATGTTTTTTTACAGGATGACGAAAAAAACTACTACAAGTCACATAAACTGGAGCATACCATAACACAGTTACAAATGTACACAGAAACCATTCCACCAGATGTTGATTCGATTCAAATGAGATTGCCCTTTATAAACCCAGTCAAGGAGCTATACATGGTCATACAAAACAAATCAAATGTAGC